GATATGGACACGTTGTTGTCAAAGGTCAGGGTCACGGTCGCAGATGCGGTGGCCGCTTGGCTCAAGACCGCCGTCCAAACGCTTGAAACGAGGGAAGCCGACACCACGGTGGTGCCTGCTGGGATACCCGGCCCAGTCACTGCAACCCCTGGCCCAATGGCCAGAATGGTCGTTGCAAAGGTCACACTGGTCGAGGTGTTGGTGGTGGTGCCAGAGGCCGTAAATATGCCCACAGCGGCCACTGTGGCCCCGCCAAACGTGCCAAACAGGGGTCTGGTGTTGATGGTGCTGGTGATGTCGGTCAGGTTCTGACCTGGATGGGCGATCAATTGGTTCACCCCACCGCCCGTGGAGTCGTAGCCAATGTCAAACTGCCACAAGTTTTCAGAGCTTGGGCTGAAGGTGGTCAGGGCGCTCACCGTCCCGACAAACCCCGATCCGGTGCCGCCAACACTTGCCGCCAACACGGTCAAGGTGTCGGTCAAGGCATAGCCAGATCCGGCGTTGGTGATGACCACGCTGGCGATCTTGTTCACGGCCACTGTGACGGTCGCCAGGGCACCAGTTCCAGACCCGCCTTGCAGGGCCACGCTGGTGTAGGTTCCGTTGGTGTACAGCGACCCTGCGTTGGTGATTGTGACCGTCAGGATTGGGCCTGCCGGTAGGATTGGGGTGGGGCCAAACCCCACGCCATCATCATTGTCAGTTGTCCACTGCTCCAGCCCAGCGCTGTAGCCTGAAACCACATAGTTCAGGCCATTTTGGGATGACATGGTCATGCCACGGGATATGCCGGTGCCGTTCAGGAACATCCCACGGTACCCGCCCATCTTCCTTGGGAGCTTGTTTTGAAAGCGCACCCATGAACCGTTCACATAGGACGGAGCATTGAATAAGGTTCCGTCCCTTTGTATGCCGGGAAGGACGGTTAACTGAACAACCTTTGCGGTCATTAAAACGCCCCGCCAAGGATACCGGCAGGCACCAAAAGCCCGGTGGTTGTAAAGGTGGCCGCATTTGCCCCTGCAACCGCAATACCAAACTGGCTAGATGAAGGCAAATACAGGCCGGTTGTTGCATCCCCAAGGAACGATAGCGATGGGTTTGCGGCGGAGCCATTGCCAATGCTCAGTGCGTTGATGAAGCTTGATGTTGAGGTTTGCGCGTTGTAGACGTTGGTGCCATCGCAAATAGCAATGATCGTTTGACCCTGGGGCAGGATCACAGTTGAAGCACCGCCAGTCCCCGTCTTGAAGGTCAGCGTGAATGCGCCCGTGGTGTTGTTTTGCAAACTGTAGAGTTGCACCGTGGGAGGCAGGATCACATTACAGTTGGAGGTCAGGACACCCTGGTACTCTTGGATGATGCTTGCCGCCTCAGCAGAGGTCAGCGTTACCGTTCCACCGGTGACTGTTTTGGTCAATTGGGTGAAGAAAAACGTGGCCGACCTGCCGTAGGCGTAGCTGTAGTAATTGGTGCCGTTGGAGGCCACCACAAACGACTCGTCAATTTGAAGCTGTGCGCTGGCATTTCCATCAATGGTGTTGGCTCCATTTGTGGCAATGTTCAAAATGCCGGTGCCATCGTTTTTGATAATTACATACCAGCTTGCACCAACGCCCGATGCGGATGGCAATGTCAAAGTCCCCGCACCACTTGACCACACATACATTGATGCGCGATCAGAGGGTAAAAATGTGTAGTTGGAATACGACAGAGTCACGGGCACACTGCTGTTCAGTGTGGTGTTGATTGCGGTTAAACCGAACCCGGCCAAGGTGGCGGCATTGGCCTGAGACACCCCAGCACCAAATGTCACCGATGCCCACACCCCGTTTTGTGTGGAGTTGTTGGTCAAGTAAATGTACTGAGCAATACCTGATGCAACGCTGACCACGGTGGCCAGTGCAGGATTGGTCACTGTGAATGAGTTAGCACCAGTGTTTCGGATCAGCACTGATTGACCCGTAGATACTTCCGTTGCCGGTGGAAGAATAAGCTTCAAGTTGGCGACAGTGGCCGACACATCAATGATGTTTGCCACAACACTTGAGGTGTTGCCGTTGACTGGCCACTGCAAAGTGGTGTCGGCGGATATGGTCAGGCTCTCATATCCCACCTGGGATGGGCTGATGGTCTGGCCAGTGTAGGGATTTACATATGAGGTCATGCTGATTCCTTCATGGCTTTTTGAATGGCTTTAGCGGCCCTCATTTTTGCCTTGGATTCTTCCGTGTGCTTTCTGCCGGTTTGAGCAACTTTCATTTTTGCCTTGGTTTCTGGTGAATGAAATTTTCCCAAACTGTTTTTATTACCCTTCAAAGCAATAGAACGCTTCATATTTGATTCTGCGCTACGGGTTTGGCCTTTTGCAGAATCTCGCATTTTTTGTTTTGATTCTTCAGAATAAACAAACCCAATCGTTCCTTCGCCGCCGTCCGTCAGGTTGTAACCATATGGGACTTTTGTATTTCGCTCTGCAATCAAAAGTCTTTCGATCATTTGCGCTGATTCCAAATCAAATGCGTCTGCGATATGAGTGAATACAAAATTTTCTATGCCATAAATTTTGATTGATGCGTGCAAATACTTTGCTGTGCCATTCATCCTGCGATGTTGACCCCATCTTACTTCCAAGCTTTTTGTTAGGCCAACGTATTGCTTGGAAGTAATTAAATTAGTGACGATGTAAATATGATGCATGTCAACTATCCACGGCGATGGCCTGACGATCACCGACTCGCGCCACATCTTCGACCTTCAAAGAGGTGATGGCTTCGGTGTACTTTTGCTGAAAAACCTGCCGTGCATCATTCTTGAGGAATGGCATGGCCTGGAGCAACGTCCCATACAGCATGGCATTGGGGGCATTTTGAGTCAGCCAGTTGGTCTGGTTTGTTGAACTCAGAGGAGCGATGCGTTCGTAGTACAGCACTTCAAAGTTGTATGCCAAGCTTGGGGTGGGGGCCACATACCAATGCTCATAGTCGGTGTCGGCATAGTACAAAGGCAGGCCAGTTTGTGTTTCATTTGGCCAGTAGTTGCGCAGGTACTCATACTTGCGCAAATAAACAGGCTGAGTGGAAGTGCCGGTATCGATGGTCATGGACACCGTTTTGCGCCACCGTGCAGGCTTCACAATCACCGGGTTGTTAATGTTCATGGTCGCATTTACAACCTGCAACTGACCCAATGTCTTGATCTCCTGCGCGATCTCAAATTCGCACAGGGTGATAAAGGTCGGAATGGCGTTTACAACGGCGGCATCTTGGCGCTCCAAATACTGAAGGACAGTGGAGGTCAGGCTGTCATATGTCATCACCCAGGACGGCGTCATTTCATTCCTTTCGGTTCGGTGCAATTGTCACACCAGATGGTAAGTACATCAAGTGCGCTCAACTTAGGAACAAAGCACGCTCATCGATGCGACGATTCTGCAAGCCTTTGAGGATTTTCCCCCCTGCCATGCAGTATTTCAGAAGTTCCTCCCCAGCGCCCGTTTTATCGCCCCGAAGCAACTTTTGACGAAGCGTCGAACGCTGGAGTGTTCCCAAACCGACATTAAAACTAAAGCTGACAAGGCCATCAAACATGCCTTGTGTAAGGGGAACTGGGCAAAACTGAGCCACTCCACGCTCGAACCTTGCAAGATCAAACCTGAGAATCCCATCGACTTCTTCCTTTGTCCATACACGATTGTCTTCCGGGCGCAAAAGAAACTCGTCACGATTTTCGACCTTGAGTTTTCCTTGCTCGGGGTACATCACATGGCCGACACCAATTGTCCACAGCTTTGCGGGGCATCGGTACGGTTTATACCGGATGCCCTCGTGGTGCTGGATCATGGCTATTGCCTTGGGGCTGACATTCATTTGCCAAACGCCCTGCCGCCAAAGTGGAAGGCGATGATTGAGGCGAACAGAGCCTGGGTTTCGTCATCCCACAGTTGGTTTGCCATTTCCGCAAAGCTCACACTGCTGTTGAAGCCGTGCCAGATCAGGGCGCAGTCAATGCCCACCAGAAGCAGGAAGAAGCCGTAGGTAATGACTGGCCGTACCGATGCCCTCAGATTCTTCATCCAGACGCTTGTGCCCTCGTTTAAAGCCGTGTCGTGGGCGTATATGGCCTGCATCTCAGCCTGCTGTGCGCCGATCAGGGCTTGCTTATCGTTGGACTTGGTTTCCATCTCCAATTGTTCGGACTTGATGTGTTCGACCCGCTCCTGGGCTTCAAACCCCAGTTTGCGCATCTCCAGTTCCCGCTGGATTTGAAGCTGGGCCAGGGCCATTTCGTGCTTTTTGTCACTGCGGTCTTGGAAAAATTCCAACAGCTTGGGCAAGCCGCCCATCAGGAAAGAAATCAGGGTTGAAAACAGGGTCAGCATCAAGGGCTCCTTTTGGTAAGCATGGTGGCGGCGATCTCCATCATGGAGACCGTTCCGCTCAGGTCTTCAGGTTCACTCTTGAACCCAACGGTAATTTGTCCAACGAACCGGGATAGCTCTGGTGGGACTGATGTTCGGCAAGTGAAGGCAACGCCTTGTGCCGTGTACCACAGGCCAACTTCGGATTGTGGTTTGAGGTATTCACCACACGGGGTTTCGTTTGCCATGAGCTTGATGACATCGTGGTTGTTTGCCGCATTGGAAGTAAATAAGCCAACATCAATCCCTTCAACAGATTTATCCCGCCCCTCTCTGGTGTACGCCCGGTGGAGCACCCGGCTACCAAACAAGGGGTTGACCTTGAACACCGCCACCACAGTCGCTGGTGTCTGCTTGAACAGCATCCCAGCCGCATCCTCGACCCGCTCCTCATTGATGGACGGGAGCTTCCGATTTTCTTTGTATGCGCCGATCAGGAACTCTTGGTTGCTGTAGACGAAGTACCCGGCAAAAGCCACCACACCCATCACCAGGATGGCGATCAGCTTGAATGGGCTGTCCACATAGGCCAGCACCTTGCTCAAGGTGTCATTTGGGTTGAGCTTCTCTTCTGGCATCTTCTTCGACCTGTTTCCGCAACTTCTCAACCTTTTCCATCTGAGCCTTAGCTTCCCGCTTCACCACCAGGGTGTCTACATACAACATCCCAACAAGGGGGAGCACGAGCACGAAGACCAGTGCAAAAAGGATCAAGACAAGTATGTATCCAAACGACCCCGACGATGAAGACTGATCAGCCACATTAGGCAGACTAGGTAGCCGACCACGAAAACCACCGCCACCGTTTCCAACACCCTGTCCAGCATCTGATTTTTTAACCTTTGTCGCCGCCATGCTTTCACCCGCTTTTCGTGCAATTCACGAGCCGCTTGCTCCGATTTCTGATCCAACAGCCGTTGATACTCTTCAACGATTTCCCGCCAGAGATCGGGCATTCCCATCTCCCAGCGCACCATTCTCTCAAGATCGGCATAGAACTGCTTGGTCTGCCGCAGATACATCACATTGTCTATGGCTTGTGTGGCAAGGTCGTCTTTGATCCCCTTCTTCCTGTTGTCTTCCCGTTGAACTTCAGCTTTTTCATGGCTGGTTTCCAGTTCTGCTTGGCCCTTGAAAAAGCTTGACAGTGCTCCCCCAACCTCACTGGTGATCTTGGTCAGATCATTGCCTGTTTTTTTCAGGTCTTGGTAGACGGCAACGCACCCCTTTATGCCCTCATAGGCCGACTTGCAAAGTGCAAATGCCGTGATGGGATCAATTTCATATCCCCAGGATCTTTTTGACGAACTCGCCAGCCACCCCAGGCCCAAACAGCACGGCAATGATCAGGAGGTACAGCAGTATCTCAATCTTGGTCATGCGCTTGTCGCCATCCCGCAAAGAGCGATCAATCGAGTTGTATCGCTCAGTGCAAATGGCTTCGTGTACAGCCAAACGGGTTTCGACAGAGTCTGTCATCATTGAACCACTTCTACCGGTTGTTCAGTCGTCAATGACTGCTTGAGCATGTTGAAGAATGTGTCACGTCCAACTTGAAGTTGATCCAAATTGAACCGCGCTGAATTCACCTTGCGCTCTAGATCAACTACATGCTCCAGCATCATCTTCTGCTGGTCAGTGAAGGTGTCCGTGTCATATTCAACGCCATCAATCGTGAGTTGGGGTTTTGTGTTGTTGCCCATCTCTTACTCCTTGAATACCGCCATCAGGGGCTGGCGGTTTGCCCTTATCCTTTATGCCCAAGGCACTCCAGCGGCAGTCACAGGGTTCTTCTGCAACTCAATCTGAGCCAGCAGGGATGCTTCCGTGGCATCCTTGTCCACGCCACCTGCCCAGCACCAATCCAGCACTTCTTGCATGGTCACGCTGGCGTAGGGGATTGTGGGTGTGCCGGGTTGCCATGAACAAGTGCTATACACAGATGCAGAGTAATCCCCATCTGTTGCATTTGCTTGCCAATGTGCAGTGGTGACAAAACCATCTGAGGTTTGTCTATCCAATTGACTCACATTCCAAACGATTGTTGACATGGTTTATGCTCCTTCTAAAGCGGTTATTCGGGCGGTGAGGGTTGTGATGAGGGCTTGCTGTTCTTGGATTGCGGCGGTCAGTGTGGCAACCAAAAAGCTGGTGTCGATGCCTTGGTACTGCGGGTTTCCATCAGCATCTACTGCATCTTTCTCGCCTGTTACGCAACCTTCAATCACTTCTTGCAATTCATGGGCAATAAAGCCTTGGCCGTCTGAGCCGTCTGAATTCCACTTGTAAGTGCAGGGTTTGAGCAGGGCTACTTTGTCCAATGCGCCTGTCATTGGGGCAATGGCGTTCTTTAAGCGGTAGTCTGAAGATGTGTTGAAAGATGTAGTTGTGCCATTTGTAGAAATTGAACCCTTAACAATTCCATTAACTTGAAAATACATTAGGTCTACGACGCCTGCACTGGTTGTGCCAATAGTAATTAACCCTTGAGCGGCATATTGACCAAAAATAGTAACACCATCTTGACCGCCTGCACTCGTAGTCCCCACCAGCAAGTTACCGCTGGAGTCGATACGCATACGCTCTACAACACCAGTTGCTTGTGCGTTAGTACCAAAAGCAAGATAGCCAGCGTAGTTTCCACCAGTTGCGTTTTCTTTGCGTCCAACAATATTGCCAAATGTTGCAAACGATGCTGTACCGCTGTAATAACCACCAAGACCTATACCGCCGCCCAAATCAATTGCCGCAGAGTCTGTGCTGGATGCTTGGATGGTCTGGTAGTTTCCAATAACTGCACTTGCGGCTCGAACATCCAATCTGTTTAAAGGCGAAGTAATTCCAACACCCAAGTTACCGCTTGCATCAAGGGTCATTGCTTGGGTGAAGGAGATGGCGTTGCCTGCTGTGCCGGAGGGGGCGTTGTACCATTGATGCACACCAGCGTTCATTTCATACCTAGCGGCGGCAACGCTTGTAGCGGCATATTTCCAACCACTGTTGTAGTATCCGCCTTCAAACATTACTACATCACCGCTACCAACACCCCAAAGTCCATTTCCTGTATTGCCAACTTCAAACGCTTTACCTAAGCTCCAAGCACTAGGCGTAACACCCAATCCCAAGTTGCCGCTGGAGTCGAGGACAGCTAAATCCACTGAATCCGCAGGGTCTGTGAATTTCAATCCAGACGATGTTGACCCCATCTTGATGTAGCTGTAAGGCGCACCCGCACTGTATCTACCAATTTGAAATTTTGATGATGAGTCTGGAGTAATGCTAATGCCGCCAGCTACAGTCAGCTTTCCATAAGTAGCAGAAACAGTACCCGTATTTACAGTTAAATTTGTGCCATCCCAAGTCAGCGAACTGCCCGTGGTCAGCACCTTGGAACCATTGAGATAGGCCACACCATTGGCTGTGCCGCCTGTGAGAGTGACAGTAGACGATGCACTCAGCGTAGTAAAAGCACCCGTATTCGGAGTAGTTGCCCCAACAGTACCGTTGTGTGGGCCAGCAAACGTAGAGGTCAGTGTGGTTCCGTCAAACGTCAAGTTTGCTGAGTCCACTAGCAAGCCACCTGTCGAAGCGTATGGCACGCGAGTCGAGGTCAGGGAGGACAACGTGATGTTGCCGGACGATGTTAGGCCAGTCAGGCCAGTCAACACACCCGCATCGCTCAAAATGCCAACAGAGTTTTGAATCAGCTTGCCTGTGGTGAGATCAAACCTTGCCAGAGCATTGTCAGTGGCTGAGGCTGGCCCAACCACATCACCCAATGATCCTGCGGCAGAAGCCAGCAACGTGACCGTGCCAGAACTGTTTTTGAAGTACAGCTTGCCATCAGCATAGTTGAGCGCCAACTCAGCACCCAATGCACTGCTTGTCAGATTTGCCGCCAGGGGGACGTTTGAAGCCGTGCCGCTTGCGTAGACCAGGATCGGGGTGTAGCCAGTTTGTGCCATGTTTCTTCCTCAGAATGCGCCACCCGCCACACCACCAGTAATCTGGCCTGTTGACGGGTTGCAGGTTAAGCCAGAGTTTACCAATTGACCAAGATTTCCGGTAGTCGCTGACACGAATGTCAGGTAATTTGTGGCATTGGTTGAATTGGCTGTGATCGCCGTGTTGGTTGCGTTTGTTGCTGTTCCAGCGGTCGCCGCATTCAGGTTTGCAACTTGCGTTGTGCTTGCCACGGTAAACGGTGCAGTACCAGTCGCAACGGTCGAGGTGATGACCCCAGATGCTGAGATTGTGGTGAATGCACCCGTGGTCGCCGTCGTTGCACCCACAGTACCGTTGATGTTGATGGAGGCCGTGCCAGTCAGGTTGGTGACCGTGCCACTGCTTGGCGTACCCAGAGCGCCGCCATTGACCACAAAAGCGCCTGCGGTGCCCACAGCAACGCCAAGGGCGGTTGCCACACCCGTACCGAGCCCAGTGATTGAGCCGACCGCTGGTGTGATCGTAGTGTTGCCTGCAAGGGTCAATTGGCCTTGCTGGTTAACCGTAAACGTACCGACTTGAGTTGCAGATCCATACGCCCCAGCAGTCACCGCCGTGTTGGTGATGCTGAACTGCGTACCCGTCAAAGTCAGGCCAGTGCCAGCGGTGTATGCGCCAGATCCTGAGAATTGAACCCATGTCACTGGGCTTGTGCCGACAACAGTCACCGGGTCGGTTTGAACCCAGCCAGTGTTGCCGTACAAAGTGCCGTTGGTGACAAAGGTGAAGTCACCGCTTGCCATCTCAGCGGCGGTGTCAAAGTCGGTTGCACGGGTGAGGACTGTGCCCCCAGTCGCCCAGGTGTAGATGCCGTTGTTGGCCTGCGTGGCTTCGTTCTTCACGAGCACACGGTCGCCATTAAGTAGCGTGTACCCATCCAAGGTGGTCAAGGCCACCGACAAGGTCAAGGTCGCCCCAACACCAGCCGTGCCGTTGTTGTAGGTCACCGTGCCGCCAGTGATTGATGCAAGGGTTCCAGGGGTTGCCGCCGCACAAGAAGCATGGACATGAAGCCCCTCGGCCACTGCATCCACATATTGCTTGGTTGCCAACTGCAAAGCAGATGTCGGGTCTTGAGTCACCGCAACAGATGTCAGACCACCCAGGGTCAGGCTTGAGCTTCCCAAAGAAATTGCGGTTGTTCCAACGGTCAACGATGAGTTGGTCAGGGAGGCGTTGCCAATGTTTGACAGGGTGTTGGTTGACCCGCTGATTGACTTGTTGGTCAGGGTCTGAGTCCCCGTCAAGGTGGCGACAGTCGAATCAATCGCAATGGTGACGGGGGCAGAGCCGTTATAGCTCGTGCCCGTCAGGCCAGTGCCTATGGTCAAGGCATTTGTGGCCGTGGCTGTGACCGTAATCGAGCCACCCAATGACACTGCCGATCCATTGATCGTCAATGAACTGTTGTCCAAAGAGGCATTGGGAATGGCGCTCAGAGTGTTTGTGGCACCGCTGATTGACTTGCCCGTCAGTGTTTGCGTACCGGTCAAGGTCACCACTGTGGAATCAATCGATATTGTTCCGCTGGTGGTGATCGGCCCCCCGGTTAAACCGGTGCCGGTATTGATCTGAGTGACAGAGCCAACGCCAACTGCCGCCCAATAGGTCAATGCGCCATCAGTGGCCAAAACACGACCGTTAAACCCGGTCTGACTGGGCAAAAGGTTGGTCAACGCACCATTTGCCGTGCTTGCGTTGGTGCCGCCCCTGGTAATGCTTAGGGTGCCCGAAGTGATCTGTGTGGCAGAAATGCTGATTGTGGTGTCCGTCACCAAGGTCAATCGACCGTAGGTATCCACCGCGAAGACCGGAACAATACTTGCAGATCCGTAGGTTCCAGCAACCACGCCAGAGGCTGACAGCCCAAAAGTTGGATTGCCGCCAGAACCCGTCCCATTGGTGACGGATATTTGGCCGCTCACACCGGTCAACGTCACCGGGCTGAATGTTCCGCTGGCCGTGGCCAAAATGCCTGTGCCGGTTATCCCGGCCACATTGGACAACACGGCACCAAGGCCGATTGTGGGGTCACCAGCGACTCCATCTCCATTGGTGATACTCAGGCCTGCATTGACCGCCAAAGTGCGCCCTGTGAGCGTATTTGAGCCAGTCTTGACCTGTATACCGGTGGGACTGCTATTTAAAGACAAGGCCGCACCAGTCAGGTTGATCTGAAGGGTTGATCCTGCGCCGTTGTCAGTGAGTGACAAACCGCTACCTGCGGCAATTTGCCTTGCATTGGTCAGCCCGGAGGTCGATCCAACCGTCAGGAACGGGTAGTTCAATGCACCGGCACCAGCCATGGCACCTGTGGTGGTTTGGACGGTCACTCCGTTTTGAACAATGGGTACCGCTTCAGTCCCGGTCAACGCCTGGGCCTGGGGTAGCTGGGTAATAGTTATTTGTGGCATGTCAGGGTTGCAATCCGATTACATCGTTGTTGCCATCATTCTCGGGCGTTTGCGTGTTCTGCTGTGTGCTCACAACATACCCTTGATACCCGCCCGTAGAGATGTCATTGGGGTTGACCGCAACGCTAACATCAGGCCGAGGAAATTGCAAAGTGATGCGCTCAGTTTTCCTCGCCGGTAATCGGTAAGGATCTTTCTGATCCGCACAGCCCTGCTGGCACACCTTCAGCCCAGGAAAATTGGGGTCGGGCATAGCCTCAATAATCGCCCTTTTCATCTTGCAACGGTCGCAAATGAAGATTGCAATTACTGCATTGCCTTCAGTGTTGAGGAACCTTGGCATTGTAATACTTTAGCGTGTATACACCGAAATGTTCGGGGCGTAGTAGATCGGCGATCTGTCGCGGTTCTCGGCCTCAGCCATTTGGAAGTACTTTTCGGCTTGGCCTTCCAGATACTGAATCCTCGCCAATTCAACCTTGGGCAGGAGCAAGCTCATCTGGTGGGCCAGCATCATCTGGATGGCCTGATAGAAGTATTGGGGCAGTTCCAGTTCGCCATTGAGGTCGCCAATGTCCATCACTTGCCGGGAATACCAAATGGTCATCTGGTAGAACGGGTCGGATGGGGTTGGCCACAAAGTAATTTTGGCCTGCGGCAAAGTTCGGTTAAACCAGTACTGGTAGGGCTGGTTGGCCGTGAAATTCTTGTTGGGCAGGTTGGTGTAGTCATCTCGGTTTAACCGAGCCATGGTGACTTCAGTGGAGTTGTTGCCCACATAGAACTCAGCCACGTTCAGGGTGCCACCGCCAGTCTCACGCATGCGGTAATACTGCACGGTCACGCCGGGGTCGATGTCGTACCAAAGCCAAGTGCCAGACACCCAGGTGGTCACCCCGGTGTCTTCCAGCAAATTCCAGGTGATCCCATCCCGCGACCACTCCAAAAGGATGTGGAATGAGCCCGATGTGGCTGGCAGGATGCCGATTGAGCCTGCATAGATGGGGTTGTTGGCACCGTAGTCGATGCCGATGTATCCGTTGGGTGCGGTTTGGGCATCCGATGTCAACACATTGTTGTCAAAGGCCAGACCAATGTTTCCCGACGATCCAATGTATGCCCCACCAGTGGCAGGAGTTGGCCGCTCCATGCGGCGATACAGGGCGTTGAGCACGTCATTGCCACCCACGGGTAGCAAATACTCAAACTGATTCATGTTCAAGCCATAGACCTTCTTTTCAATTGCCCAGTAGTTGATGCCCTGGTTGATCAGGTTGCTGAGAATGAAGAAGAGGGCTTGCTTTGAAGCTTGAACCTGTTCAACGGTCAGTTCTTCAGCCAGTTTTCCCGCTTGACGGGCACCCTGGTCGATGAATTGCTGTACCGAAACGACAGTTTGGCCAACGGTTCCGCTGTATGCCATTTTTTACCTCACCAGCCGGGACAATTCCAGCGCTTCAACGATGCTTTGGCCCTTGGCGCATCACCCTTGGAGTGCTCCACCACACCGCTCATTCGGGCGCAGAAGGAGTCCTTGCGTGACCCACCTTGGGGTTGGGGTGCCTTCAAGTGAGAGCCAGTCTCACGGTTGTATTTTGCCCGACCTTT